CCGAGCAATATCTCCCCGAAAACCACCAGTACGGTCCTAGCCGGTCCGTGTACGGGCCAGCCGGAACAAAATGGATAAAGATACAGACCAGATTAAAAAGCCGCGCTATGGGGCCATCAAGCCTCGATTACATAGTCCGTACGCTGGTGGAAAAAATCGCGGCGATGAGGTCGCGGGTCTAGCAGAATCCATCGGCCTACCGCTTCTGCCGTGGCAGGATTTTGTAATTCGCGACATGACATCGATAGACGAGGCCGGGATGTTTGTGCGTAAAACCAGTCTCGTGCTCTGCGCCAGACAACAGGGTAAGACACATCTTGCGCGCATGATGATGCTGGCGCATTTATATTTATTCGATTCTAAAAACGTCATTATTATGAGCTCGAATAGATCCATGGCCTTGGACACCTTTAGGCAAGTGGCCTACGCAATAGAGGCCAGCGCTGACCTTAGTAGGGCCGTAAAACAAATCCGCTTTGCCAATGGCACCGAGTCGATAGAGATGAAAAACGGCGCTCGCCTCGATGTGGTCGCAGCTACGAGAGACGGATCTCGTGGCAGAACGGCTGACCTGTTGTACGTCGATGAGGTACGCGAGATCTCGGAAGAGGGCTTTCGCGCAGCTACTCCGACCACGAGAGCCCGTGCCAATTCTCAGACCCTACTTACGTCTAATGCGGGAGATGCCTTTAGTACCGTGCTCAACGATTTACGTGAAAGAGCTCTTAGTTTCCCGCCTAAGACCTTTGGCTTTTATGAATATAGCGCTCCGCAGTTTGCAGCTATAACAGATCGAGATGCATGGGCCATGGCAAACCCGGCACTTGGCTGGACCGTAACGGAGGAGGCGCTAGAGGAGGCCGTGGCAACTCAACCGGTCGAGACCACCAAAACGGAGATGCTTTGCCAATGGATCAGCTCGACGGCCTCACCCTGGCCTCATATGGCTGTTGAAAATGCCAGCGATATCGAGCTAAAAATGTCACCGGGACCTCTTACAATCTTTGCCTTTGACGTAGCACCGTCGAGGCGCGATGGATCACTCACCATGGGCCAGATATTGCCTGACGGTCGGATAGGCGTAGCCGTACTTGAAATCTTTCACTCGGATGTATCAATCGACGAGCTATATATGGCAGACCATATTGCCAAGTGGTGTAAAGACTTTTACCCTCGGACCGTTTGTTATGACAAGTACACAACCGCCTCAATAGCCAAAAGGCTCGAGGTAAACGGTGTCCATATAACCGACATCTCCGGCCAGAAAGGTTATCAGGCCTCCGGCGATCTCCATGAGGCGCTGGCTAATAATCGCCTTGTTCACAGCGGGCAGGATGAACTCATTGCACATATGGCCAACTGTGCAGCTAAAGAGTCGGATTCGAGCTGGAGAATCGTCCGGCGTAAATCGGCCGGACCGGTGGATATTGCAATCGGTCTAAGTATGATCGTCCATATTCTAAATCAACCTATGAGCGAGGCCAAAGTTTATATTTAGACACGACACGAAATAACTGATTTTATCCTTGACATTTTGGGAAAATCGGCCCCATGGGATTACTACAAACTTTAGGCTTTAAGGGCGGCGATAAGCCGGCAATAGAGGCGCAGTATGCACCCGCCGTAATGGATACTACTTACGGTTATGGATCGTTTAATACTAATAGCGCCCTTGGATATAACGGCATCGGCATCGATCGTAACTTTGCTTTGCAAGTCGCTTCTGTATCAAGATGCAGGAATCTAATAGCCGGCGTTATCTCATCGATTGATTTAGGATTATATAAAAAATCAACTGGTGAAAAGTTAGGCTCTCCTGTTTGGTTAGAGCAACCTGACCAGCGCCAGCCTCGCAGCCTTACAATAAGTGCGACGGTGGACTCGCTCATTTTTTATGGAATAAGTTACTGGGTCGTCTCAAGTTTGTATGCAGATGATGGCAGACCGTCAGGCTTTGAGTGGGTTGCTAATAACCGCGTTACATATACGACAGATAAATATGGCACGGAGGTACAGGATTACTTTTTAGATGGTAACAAAGTACCGATGTCCGGAATTGGCTCGCTTGTAACTTTCCAATCATTGCTTCCTGGAGTATTGCAAACCGCATCGACAACTATACGTGCAGCCTATGACATACAAAAAGCCGCAGCGGTAAGTGCGGCCACTCCCATGCCGACGGGCATACTCAAGAACTCAGGAGCCGACCTCCCTGAGACACAGATCCAAGGTTTACTAGCTGCTTTCAAGAGCGCAAGACAAAATCGCTCGACTGCATACCTCACATCAACTTTGGATTATGTCCCTACATCGTTCTCACCTAAAGACATGGCCTACACGGAGGCCTCCCAGTACCTTTCCACGGAAATTGCAAGAAGCATGAACGTCCCGGCGTACATGATCTCAAGCGACATGAATAACAGCATGACTTATCAGAACATATTGGATGGTCGTAAAGAATTTATGGCTTATTCATTACAGCCATACATCTCAGCCATTGAGGACAGACTGAGCATGAACGATATAACTAACTCTCAAAATCAGGTACGTTTTGCGATAGACGAGACATTCTTGCGCGCAGATGCAAAAGATCGTTTAGATATTCTCGAAAAGATGCTGACTCTAAATCTCATCGATGTAAATCAGGCTCGACAAATGGAACAACTCACACCGCTAGGAGATGCAAGTGCTACTAACCTTTAATCAAGAGATTCAAGCCGCCGATACAGAGCGCCGGATCGTATCCGGACTGGTTGCACCATATGGCGAAATCGGCCACACAAGTGCAGGGCCTGTAATGTTCCAGCGTGGATCAATTACATACGCAGAGGCTTCTAAAATAAAATTATTAATGCAGCATCAACAAGATAAGCCGGTAGGTCGCGCCATCTCGTTCAGCGATTCTACAGAGGGCGTTTACGGATCCTTTAAGTTATCGAGCAGCACTCGGGGACAAGATGCGCTCGTATTAGCTCAGGAAAACCTAGTATCCGGCTTATCCGTAGGGGTCGATGTAACGGCCTCTAAGCCTATGGGGGATTACCTGTTAGTAACGGCGGCGGTCCTCAAAGAGGTCAGCCTTGTTGAATCGGCGGCCTTTTCCAGCGCTTCCGTAACTGATATTGCAGCGGCTCGAGCAGCACTCGAGGCAGCTACAAGCATGAAAGAAAAAGTAACAACGATTTCTACGACGATCGTAGAGACCGAAACCGAAACTGAAAGCGAGGAAGCTGTGACTACAGCCCCTGAAAATACACCGGAGGAGACTTCGGTAGATGCACCGGCAGAGGCTGAAAAAGTCGAAGCCGCTCGTAAGATCATCCGACCATCCGTATTAGACTCTCAAAGAGTACGTACACCTATTACATCTATGGGCGCTTATACAGAGCACAAGATTAAAGCTGCACTAGGCAATGAAGATTCTAAGCTTTTTATTTTGGCCGCTGACGATTCTTTCTCTACTAACCCAGCTTTTAATCCAACTCAGTACCTTTCAGAGTTTGTATCTAATACTAACTTTGATACTCCTATGATTAATGCCCTTTCACAGGGAGCGCTTCCAGCAAGTGGTATGACTATTAACGTGCCATCACTTGTTACATCTGCCGGCGGTCAAGCAGGTACTGCACCTGTTGTAACTGTTGAGGCCGAAGCTGGAGCCGTTGCGAATACAGGAATGGTTACTCAGTACCTATCTGGAACTGTTAAGAAGTACAGTGGCATGAATACACTAAGTGTCGAGCTCCTTGAGAGATCAGATCCGAATTTTTATGCAGAGCTTACTAACCAGTTACAGCGAGCTTACTCTCTAGCAACAGATGCAGCGGTAATTGCTGATGTGGTCGCTGGTGGAGTACAAGGTACAGCCGTAGCTGCAACTAGCGCCGGTATCATTTCGTATGTATCAACCGAGACACCAAACATTTACAAAAACACAAGCTACTTTGCTAAGAACTACGTAGCGGGTCCAAGCCAGTGGAGTTTGCTCCTCGGCGCTACCGATTCAACCGGGAGACCGATTTACAACGCACAGCCAAACACACAAATGAACGCTGCCGGTGAATCATCACCTACATCGATTCGCGGAAATGTACTTGGCCTTGATTTGTACGTGGATCATCAGATGGTTGCTACAACTATCGACGATTCAGCGTTTATCGTTGCACCGGAAGCGATGACTGTATATCGCTCACCACAGGCATATATGTCTGTAAACGTCGTATCTAATCTCCAAGTACAGGTCGCAATATATGGATTTATGGCGACCATTGTTAAGATGCCAAACGGTTTGGTCCGTTACAACTTAACCTGATCCAACTAGTAGTCGGGAGGGCTCTTAGCCCTTTGAGCCCTCCCGGCCCATTAATTTAAGGAGGAAACAATGGCAGCCACGTATGTAACCGAAGCAGAGCTTCGCGCTAATCTTGGAATTGAAAACCTGTACAGCTCTGCCATTGTTGAAGAGGTCTGCCAAACTGCGCAAGATCTACTAAATCAATTTTTATGGTTTGCATCAGCGCCGGTTGTCGGTGCAACTTTGCAAAATAATATTGCCACAGTAATGATCGCTAACCCGGGCATTTTTAGCACTGGGCAAAGCGTAACCTTGAGTGGGTGCGGCTCAACTTACAACGGCACTTATACGATTACCGGGACGATGCCTTGGAGCGCCGGTACGACTAACCTGATCCCGGCTATTTCATGGAATCAATACGCTTGGGACTGGCCCTCCGGTTACAGTTTTATTCAATTCGCTCGAACCTCAGCTAACGCTAACTTTGGACGTATCCTGCCTTATGGGTCAGCCGTTGGTGCTGATATAAAATCGCAGGCTTACGCATCAACGCCAGCCGTACGAGAGGCAGCCATGATTCTGGCGGTCGATGTGTGGCAGGCAAGGCAGGTTAGCCAAACTGGCGGCGTATCAATCGATGGATTCAGTCCCTCGCCATATCGCATGGGTAACAGCATGATCGGCAAGATCAGAGGCCTCATAGCCGGTTACACAAATCCCGGGGCAATGATCGGCTGATTATGACTGCGCCCATTACCACTCTTAGAGCATCACTAGCTGCTGCCCTTGCCAATACAAATGTTTGGAATACGTACGCGTACCCGCCTCCGACCATAACCGCAAACAGCGTAATTATTGCTCCGGGAGATCCATATATCACTCCTAATAATAATTCATATTCAACCATCGCTCCGCTTGCTAATTTCCGGATTCAGATGTCGGTGCCTCTGCTAGATAATCAGGGGAACTTACAAGGCATCGAGAGCATGGTCGTAGCTGTGTTTAATAAATTATCTGCATCAACAATCGTTATGAATATTGGAAGCGTTAGCGCGCCCGGTACTTTGGACGTTCAAAGTGGTACGTTGCTAACGGCATCAATCGATATATCCGTACTCACGAGCTGGAGCTAAAAATGGCATACACAGAAGATGATCTAAAGTTTTTGCGAAAAATCGGTCAGATCACAGATGAACCTGAACCGGTTAAAATCGCAAAGGTAAAACCTGAACCAACACCAACTACAACCGAAAGCGAGGAATAGGCCATGGCCGTATTCTTATCCAATGGAGTGGTCGTAACCCTTAACTCGGTCGATCTCTCAGATCACGTAACAAGTGCAACGATTAACAGAGTCTTTGAGGAGCTGGAAGTCACAGCCATGGGAGACTCCGCCAGACGTTACACAAAGGGACTGGAGACCTCAACGGTAACTCTGGACTTTCTGAATGACACGGTAGCCAGCGAAGTATTACAAACTCTCCAGGCTGCATGGGGTACAACAGTACCTTTGACATTAAAGCAGACAAGCGCAAGTATATCTGCCGCCAATCCGGAGTACCAAACTACGGTGCTGGTAAACAACACCACCGACATTAACGGCGCCGTCGGGGACATCTCAACTCAGTCGATTACTTTTACTTGTAACTCAGTAATCGTTGTCGATACAACCGTATAACAAAATAGAAAAGGGGCAAACAAATGGCACGACTCAAAATAACAAGGGCTACCGGCGAGGTTACTGAGCATCAGATAACTCCACGGATTGAGTACGCCTTTGAACTTTACGCAAAAAAAGGTTTTCATAAGGCCTTTAGGGACGACGAAAAGCAAACGGATCTGTTCTGGCTTGCTTGGGAATGTATTAGAAGTAGCGGCGAGACTGTAAAAAGTTTTGGCTCCGAATTCTTAGATACATTATCTCGGGTCGAGGTCTTAGACGACGAACCTTTAAGCTAGGGCGGGACTCCTTAACGTATTTAGTGGCAACACTTGCGATACGGCTAGGGATCCCGCCTCAAGCGGTATTAGATCTTGATACAGAGATGGTAAAGATGTTGGTAAAGGTATTAAACGAACAAGCTGAGGAGGCTAAGAATCATGACCGTAAAAATAGACGGCGTTAAAGAGACTCTCAGCGCTTTGCGTAAGTTTGATCCCGAGCTATTAAAAGAGATGAATAAAGAGATTAAAGGCGTGATGATCCCTATCCGAGATAAGGCTAGGGCTTACGCGCCGTCTCCGGTCCCGGGCAACCTGTATAACTGGAACGAGGGCACCAAAGGAAAAAAAATTACAGCCCGTAACTCTGCCTTTAGAACTCTTAACACCGAGGGCCGTTTACGTCTATTTCCACTTTATGATCCGGTTGTAGCAAGTAAGGGCGTTTACTACACAGCCTCTCCAAGTAAGCGCAATAGAAAAGGATGGAGCTCGCAGTACATCATTGCCAACTCCTCAGCTAGTGGATCGATCTATGAGACCGCTGGCCGTAAAAATCCTGGAGGAGATCCAAAGAGTAAATCTAATAACCCGGGCGCTGGTGCTAATTTTATTAGCCGCATGGGACCTTTGTACGGACAGGGCGATAGTCGCGGTCGCATGATCTTTAGAGCATGGCACGAGGATCAAGGCAAAGCTACGGCTGCCGTTATACGAGCTCTTGAGAACACCATCGCTGCCTTTAATCAGGGCCGTTACGATAAGGCTGCATAATGAAACTGCCTGATTTATTTGTAAACGCGATAGCAACCTTTGACGGCCGCGCTCTCGCCAAGGGACAAAAACAAATCAGCGGCTTTGAAAAAGGCGTAAAGAGTTTTGCTAAAACCTTTGGCGTGGCCTTTAGTGCCGCAGCCGTTGTGCAGTTTGGTAAGGCATCAATTACAGCCTTTGCCGAAGCTGAACGTGAGGCGACCGTACTGGCTAACTCGGTTAGGAACCTTGGCCTTGCCTTTGACCAGCCAGCCGTCGATGCCTACATTGAGAAGATAGGCAAGCTTTACGGTGTTACAGGCGGTCAAGCTGTCCCGGCCATGCAGGCGCTATTAACAGCTACCGGATCAGTATCTAAATCGATAAGCATTTTTAATACGGCTTTAGATGTAGCCGCCAGCACAGGTTACGATGTTACCGATGTCGCACAAAGTTTATCTCAGGCATATCTTGGAAACACTAAATCGTTAAAGAAATACAACACGGGCCTTAGTGCGGCAGAATTAGCAGCGGCTGATTTTAACGATATACAAAAGATACTAAATAAAAACTTTGCGGGCGCTGCAACACAGGCAGCCGGTACCTATACAGGGCAGATGGCAATTCTAACTGAACAAGCCAATCAAGCTAAAGAGATTATTGGTAAAGGTTTAGTCGATGCCTTAATGATTTTAGCCGGTGACACCACGGCCGAGGAGTTTGCAGACACGATGAAAGAGGCTGCGGAAAATACAGCCACACTTGCAACTAATCTGGCAAAAATAATTAAAACACTTAATACGCCGCTTGATATAGTAGCGAATACTCTTGCGGCTTTTATTGAAAAGACTCAGCCGTTTGTAGATTTAATCGTTGAGGGAGATCCATCCGGTTTCTTAAAGGGACCATCAAAGACACCCGGCACTGGTGCACGATCTAAGAGCCCTGCCGGGACTGCCGCAGCCGCCAAGGCTAGAGCTAAGGCTGAGGCTGATGCAGCTCGTCGGGAAAAGGAAAGATTAGCTTTAATCAAAAAGGGACAGATAGCCGAAAAGAATAAACTGTCATTATCCAAGGCTGCGGCCGTATTTGATACTAACCGCATATCCATCGCCGCTGCATTACAGGCAACGTATGACAAGGAGACACGTTTACGCCTCGAGGCCCTTATGGCTATTGAGGATGAAAATGGAACTTTAGCTTTACAAAAAATCAGCGAACTTGCAGCCTTTCAGAAAAATGCCAATATGGACAAATTAAAAGGAATCACGGAAATTAGTGATGCCACGTTAGCCGCTCTCAATGCTCAACTCCTGGCTGAATTAAAAGTTATCAACGATAGCGAAATGGCCGAGGGCAAGAAAGAGGAAGCCCGACAGATCGCCTTTGGTAAATACAACGAGGCCCTGACCAAGGCTGGCGAACTAGCTGCCAAGGAGCAATACAGCGAGCGCGTACAAATCCAATTAACTGAAATCGCTAGACTTGCCTCTTTAAGTAACACAACTAATGCGGCTCTTACTTTAGGCAAACTCCGAGAATCTGCTGAGTTATCTATGATCGAACGTATTGCCGAGGCACAGAGAAAAGCCGATGAGGCGCGATTAAAGGCATTGCAGGATTATCTAAATTTATTAAGCAAGGTGGGAGGCGCTGGTAGCAGTGGTCTGACTAACATAGGCGGTACCAATTTTGTTACAGGTCCAGTCATTTCAACCAAGGCTATTTTAGATACCGTTGCAGCTACGGCTGCGGCTACGTCCGTCTTAGCCGGCGATATCAGCACTACAGAGTTTTACAATAGCCTTACCTCTAGTCAGAAAAAAGACCTAGGCGGTTACAGTCCTACGATGAATTATGGCTCAGGTTATCCGCAGACCTATAACATAAATATAAATGCCGGTGCTATTGCGGCACAAGACGAGTTTGCTGGGTTAATCCAAGACACTATCCAACGCCTTAACCGAGGCGGGGATCCCCTCACAACCGCGGGCGTACTATGACCGTCCCTACGATTAATGCAATTATTAACTTTTCTACCGGTCCGGCTTTTGCTCAAGCGATGATTTTAGGTACCGGGCAATTAGGTACAAATGTGCTGGCAGACTCCGAGGCATTAATCGTCGATGTATCTAATCAAGTCGATGGTGTTACAACTACCAGAGGGCGTAATGCTCAAGCCGATGTATTCCAAACCGGTACATTAACTCTGCGCATTGTGGATCAGAATGGTGACTTTAATCCTCAAAATCCTGCCGGGCCGTATTATGGATTACTCACGCCATTACGTAAGGTACAGATTACTGGTACTTACGCCGGTATTGAGTATCCAATGTTTAGCGGGTTTATTACGAGCTACACAACGACCACGCCAAAGATGGCTACAGATGTCGTATATACAACCATTACGGCAGTCGATGCCTTTAGACTTTTCCAGAATAGCCAGATTTCAACAGTTACCTTAGCTGAGGCCGGTGACTTGCCGGGCGAGCGTGTAAACGCCATCCTTGACGAGATCGCGTGGCCGCCATCCATGCGCGAAATCCAATACGGCGACACCATATTTCAGGCTGATCCGGGGACGGCACGTACGGCATTACAGGCATTACAGACGGCGACCATATCCGAATATGGGGCTTTGTATATCAATGCCAGAGGGTCGGTAGAGCTACACGATCGCGCCTTTTGCATAGAATCCCAAGCCTTGCCGCCGGTTGTCTTTAATGACAATGGGACTGAAATTACCTATTACAACGCCGTCTGGCGTTTGGACGATACGCAGGTTTACAACTCAGCCTCAATTACCAAGATAGGCGGTACGGCTCAACTAGCTGACGACCAGACCTCTATCGATCAGTACTTTGTCCATTCTTATAACCAGACAAATCTGGTAATGGATACAAATCAGGCCGCCTTAGATTATGCCCGAGCCTACGTGGCCAGCCGTAAAGATACACAGACCAGATGCGATGCCATCGAGCTAGATCTGTACACTCCGGACTATAACGCCGGAATCATTGCAGCGCTTGATTTAGATTTCTTTGATCCGGTAGAGATTACAACTAACCAACCGGGTAACTCGACCCTTGAGCAGACACTGCAAGTATTTGGGGTTCAGCATCGGGTTACGCCTAACTCTTGGAAAACGACTTTTACCACACTAGAGCCGATTATCGACGGCTTTATACTAAACTCATCACTATACGGAGTGCTCGATACCTCCGTATTAGCATACTAAGGAGCAAGAGATGGCAGCTGGTCTAGGGTTTAAGACCTTTACAACCGGTGAGGTATTAACGGCCGGCGATGTAAACGGCTACCTCATGCAGGGAATTAACGTTTTTGCATCATCGGCAGCTCGAGCGAGTGCTATTACATCTCCTCAAGAGGGCCAGTATTCTTTCCTAAAAGATACTAACGCTCTTGAGTATTACGACGGTGCAGCTTGGGTAGGTGCTCCCGTGGGAGATATTACGGCCGTTAATGCTGGTACAGGTATCAGCGGCGGCGGTGCAAGCGGAGCCGTAACTATCACTAACTCTATGGCAACAGAGATAACCGCCGCAGGCGATATTATTGTAGGTACAGGATCAGGTACGTTTGATAATTTACCTATCGGCACCACGGCGCAAGTTTTAACGGCCGATACAACGGTTAGCCCTTATAAAGTTAAGTGGGCTACACCTGCTGCTGGTGGCGGTATGACCTTACTTAGTACAACTACTTTAACTGGGGCAAGTACTACAATTTCTTCAATAAGCGGGTCATACACAAATCTAATTGCAGTATTTACTGCAATATCTACTTCAGCAGATGCTTTAGATATGCGTGTTAGAGTTAATTCTGATACAAGTACTAATTATGACGGCGTTTCGGTTGGTAATCTAAATGGCGCTTTTAGCTCAATGTTAAAACCGAATGAAACTTATTGGCAGCCAAGCATTACGACTAACTCAGCAGGTCTGACTTTCCAGATTTGCGGAGCATTTACAATTTACGACTATGCACTAACTTCTGGAAGAGTTTTTACCGCAGGTGCAGAGGGTCGAAAGGGCGGCAGCGCAGAGGCTTTTACATATCAAACAACTGGACAATATAGAGGCACATCAGCCATCACTTCGATTACATTTTTATTAAGTAGCGGTACTTATTCAACAGGCACAGTCCAACTTTACGGAGCAAAATAATGACAAAATCAATAGTACGAATCCACGACTTAGCCACCAATGAAATTATTGACCGTGAAATGAATAATGAGGAATTGGCACAGTTAGCAATAGACAAGGTTGCTGATGATGCGACTAAATCTGAAAAGGCAAAACTAGAAACAGACAAAGCAGCACTATTATCCAAGCTAGGCATAACTGCCGATGAAGCCAAGCTACTGCTAAGTTAATGCTAACTAGTTACAACGGATACCCGGCCTCTAAAGATCCGGCAGAGATAAAGATAAAGTCCTACCCTGTAAAGGGTACGGATCGTAAGCTAAGGTGCGCTGAGAGTGTTGGGCCTCTCTTGGCCGCCTTTGCTGCGGAATTTCATGAGCTAATTGAGCCAATAGACGAGGGTACCTTTGACGATTGGGCTTATGCTTTTCGCATGGTTAGAGGTAGCACCGATCGCCTCTCATGTCATTCATCCGGGACCGCAATAGATCTCAATGCAACGCGACACGCTCTCGGCAAGGTGGGCACGTTCCCGGCTGAAAAGGTGCCTATGATACGTGCGCTCGCTAAAAAGTACGGCCTCAAGTGGGGCGGTGATTTTAAGTCGCGAGCCGATGAGATGCACTTTGAAATTGAAATCAGCAACATTAAAGCCAAAGAACTAATAACAAAGTTAGGATTAAACAATGCCTAAATCGGCGGTATTTTCAGTAGGTACAACAGCGGCAGTAGTCGTGCCGGCATTAATAGGAGATCAAAGCGTTTATCTGCACAGTGCCAGCGGTACGTTATACATCGGCGGGGCAAACCTGACCACGGCTAACGGCTATAAGTTGGATAACGGTGACAAGCTAACAATCATGGTGGGAGATAACGAGGCCCTATACGCCATAACGACGGCGGGTACGGCTACTCTTTACGTGTTGAGTCAGATTAACTAAAGGGCATTACAGGAGCGCACAATGAAAAAGCAGGCAATCGAGGCGGGTAAGTCATATCTCCGGGCGGCTATTAGCTGCGTGGGAGCCCTGTACTTATCCGGTATTAATGATCCAAAAGTATTGGCTAACGCGTTTATCGCCGGGCTAATCGGACCTTTACTAAAGGCTTTAACTCCGTCAGAGAGTGCTATCGGAATTAACGCTAAGTAATGGAACAGGCCCAGCTTGCAGTCGGTATCGCTTTGGGGAGCTTTACCATTTTGGGGCTGTGGGCTGGGCTTATCCGCAAGATGGTCAAGTTTTACTTGTCCGAGTTAAAGCCCGATGGCAACGGCGGCCATAACCTTGCCGGGCGCGTGGAAAGAATTGAACAACGTGTGGATCGAATTTACGAGATCCTGCTAGAGGATCGCCTAGCCAAGTAGCGACACGCCAAAAGGCTATACGCTTTGAAATCTGACAAATTGCCCTCATACTGATACTACAAACGCTGAGAGGGCTACTCGGTTAGTAGCTCAATCAGCCTTAACAAAGGGCTAATAAATGAACAGTTTAGATATCTTAATCGGCTTGGGCGCATGCGGCCTAGGCTTTTTATTTATGGTGGCAGGTTACGCTATTGGATACCGTGAGGGACATGGCGAGGGTTACGTACGCGGGCGCGCTATCGCAAAGGCTCTGAAAGAACAGGAGCTAATCTGATGGGATTCTTGGATAATTACGAGGATGTAAATGCAAGGATCAAGCGGTTTAGATCCGAATTCCCGTCCGGGCGTTTAATTGCCTATATCGAGGATATTGACATTATTAAAGGCACCGTGCTGGTTAAGGCGGAGGCATATCGTGAGTTTGAGGATCTAGTCCCGAGCGCTGTCGATTATGCCTTTGGCAATGTAGCAACCCTGACTAACAATATGAAAAAATGGCTGATCGAGGATACTGTCACTTCGGCTTATGGCCGCGTAATCGGGTTATTAACACCAAGTGAACACGCAAGGCCTACGGTGCAGGATATGCAAAAGGTAGAGAACTTGCCGGCCGATGGAGATCCATGGAGCACAAAGGCCTCGATTGAGGATATGGCCACAATGGCCTCATCAATATTGGAAATCGGCACTCAACTTGGTGGTGAATTAGTAGCTGAAGCGCCGCAATGTTCGCATGGTCATATGGTCTGGGCCGAGGGAACAGCCAAGGCAACCGGAAAACCGTGGGCCTGTTACAAATGCACTGAACGCGTACGAGCTAATCAATGTACGCCTCGCTGGTATGTACTGGCCTCAGATGGAAAATGGAAGCCTCAGGTATGACAAAGCAAAGACTGATTATGATCCTTGTTATTTTTGAGGTGGCGGCTCTTATTGGTATGGGATTACTCATATGGGCGAAATAACCTTTATCAAAAATGGCATATCTACAACTATCCACGATGATGGATCCACTAGCTCGACGACGGTCGATAAATGCGACTACTGCGATGAGTGGGTTGGAACACTTGGCGGCTTAACTATCCGGGATATTGGCAATGAGGTATTAACGTGGTTATGTGCACAATGTCGCGCGTAGCCAAGGTCGTATTAGATCGAAGCCAGGAGATAACTGCACATCAAAAAGGCCTCGATCGAGCTATTGCCATAAATGCCGATCCAACCGATGCTAATCAGTTTGGCCAGCGCTTTGCCAATTACCATGAGTTCATATGGCAAAAGGCGGAGGCTTGCGGAGCTGAGACAGCCGTCGCTAATTACTTTGGCGATTTTGGCTTTGTGCCTAAAGTAAATACCTTTCATGATGAAGCCGATGTCGGCCAAAACATAGAGGTAAAGTGGACCAAACACGCTAACGGCCACCTAATTATGCAGAACCGGCCAAATCCTCGGCCTAATGACGTGGCCATCCTTGTAACCGGATTTAGTCCGGTGTACATATTACTGGGCTGGATGCCCGTACATATGGCAATGCAACCTAAATACAAACATCCTTATCAGGATAATTACTGGGTGCCACGATCTAACCTATTTGAGATTCAATATTTAAAGAGGTCCAGCTATGGGGTTTAAGACTAAATGCCGTCTATGCGCTCGCATAACCGAGCATATTGAACGAATCGTAACCGACAACCTGCCGCCATACGTTAAAACGATGCAATGCGTTAAATGTGGAGTAATGGGCATCGTACTAACCGAGGATATCAATGAAGCCGAGGTCACTAAATGAGCGATCAGCTAGATATGGACTTTGACCACGATTTAATTGATACCGGTTCATCGGATGATTACTACACACCAGCTCACATATTTGAGGCGTTGGCTATCACCTTTGATTTAGACGTAGCCTCAACTGCGGGAGGTATCCCATGGATCCCGGCTAAACGCTATTACACCATCCTTGATGATGGCCTGAAAGCACCATGGGAGGGAACGGTATGGATGAACCCGCCATATTCTGCTCCACGTCCATGGATTGAGAAGTTCATAGCTCATGGTGATGGGATCTGTTTAGTGCCTACCTCAAAGGCTAACTGGTTTAAGCAGGCATGGGATCAAGCCGATGGCGTGTTATGTATGGAGCCAAGTCTCAAGTTTGTACGTGGTAATAGCTTCGCACAGATCCAATATCTGACGATTATGTTCGCCATGGGCACTAAGGCTGTGGATGCATTAAAGGGCTCCGGGTTAGGTCGTGTCCGATGAATAAGTTATCCACAGCCGTGAATAACCTGTGGATGACACGCAGGCGACCCGTTCAAGTTATCCACATTATTGCTTTGTATTTGACTGTGGGAGTACGCTCCACACTCGCTGGCGAGCCGCTGAGGCGGGTAGCTCGCAGGCGTAGTTTGGTGCTATTGGCCGTGCTGTGTGTATTAGGCACTACACCAGCCTTAGCTGTAAATACACCTAAAGACATTAATAACTACAAGCTATACACGCATATGAAACTTATAGATGCTAAACAATATCGATGTGTAGAGCTGTTATGGAATCGGGAAAGTCGATGGGATCCACGTGCTGACAACCCTAAATCGTCAGCCTTTGGGATTCCACAGCTACTGCGTATGAAGCTATTAGATCCATATAGACAGATAGATATGGGATTAAAATACATCCGACATAGACACCAGACACCATGCAAGGCGTGGGCTTACCATCAAGCCAATGGTCACTATTAATGGTTAAAGGTAAACAGGATCCACGCGTTAGCCATAAGTACAAGCAACAGCGGTTACGTGTATTAGCAAGAGATGGATATACGTGCGCTTATTGTGGATACACAGGCGAGGATATGACGGTGGACCACATAATCAGTATCAAGTCCGGCGGAGACCCTGTTAGTCTCGACAACATGATCTCGTGCTGCCGTCCGTGTAATAGCCGTAAAGGATCACGTTCACAGGGCCTTTTTTTAGCATCCAATTCTAC